TCAACCGCGCCCGCACCTCTTGCTCCTGTCACGGCAACCCGGTCAAACTCAGGCCCTCGTTATGACACGACTGATCCTAGATCGCTAAAGTCAATGTCAACGTCGGATTGGATCGAAGCGGAACGTCAGCGTCAGATCAAGAAGTGGGAAGCGCAGAATCGGAGATAAGGTATGTCTAATTCACTTCTTACGATTGACATGATTACTCGCAAGGCTCTTGAGATCCTTGAGAATAATCTTGTCCTGACGCGCACCGTTAACCGCCAGTATGACGACTCTTTCGCCGTTGAAGGCGCTAAGATCGGCTCGACCCTGCGTATCCGCCTGCCCGACCGCGCTCTGGTCACGGACGGCGCTGCGCTTCAGGTTCAGGACGACAACGAGCAGTACACGACCCTGACCGTTTCGTCGCAGAAGCACATCGGTGTCAACTTCACGACCGCCGAACTGACGATGCAGTTGGACGACTTTGCGGAACGCGTGCTGAAGCCGCGTATTTCGCAGCTCGCCGCTAGCATCGACGCTGACGTTGCTAACTCGTTCAAATATATCGGCAATTCGGTCGGCACGCCCGGCACGACCCCGGCTACCTCGCTGGTTCTGTTGCAGGCGCAGCAGAAGCTGAACGAGAACGCTGCTGTCATGTCGCCGCGCTATGCGACGGTCAATCCGGCTGCTAACGCCGCGCTGATCGAAGGCATGAAGGGCCTGTTCAATCCGGTTTCGGCTATTTCGAAGCAGTTCAAGAACGGCCTGTTCGGCGAAGGCATCCTCGGCTATGAAGAGCTGAATATGTCGCAGTCAGTCAAGCAGTTCACGACTGGCTCGCGCGCGGGCACCGTGACGGTCAGCACCTCGGTCACGACCGAAGGTTCGACGACTGTTGTTCTGACTGGCTTGACGACCACGACGATCAAAGCCGGTGACGTGTTCACTATTGCTAACGTCTACGCCGTCAATCCGCAGACTCGTGAATCGACGGGCTCGCTGTATCAGTTCGTGGCTTTGGCTGACGTTACGGCGTCCACCACGGCTTCGGTCACTGTTCCGGCGATGTATTCGGCGACGCAGGCTCTGGCTACGGTCGACGCTCTGCCGGTTTCCGGCGCGGCCGTCACGTTCGTTGGCGCTGCTTCGACGCAATACCCGCAGAACCTGATCTATCATAAGGACGCCATCGCGTTCGCCACCGCCGACCTTCTGCTTCCGCAGGGCGTCGACATGGCTTCGCGCCAGGTCCACAACGGTATCTCGCTCCGCGTTGTCCGTCAGTATGACATCAACAACGACCGACTGCCCTGCCGTATTGACGTTCTGTATGGTTACAGCGTCATTCGCCCGCAGATGGCGGTTCGTCTTTGGGGCTAATAGAGGGGGCTTCGGCCCCTTCTTTCTCAAATTAAGGAGTTTTAGATCATGGCTATCACTACTCAGGGCGCTTCTTACCCGCTTGAATCGTTTGGCCCCACGCCGCCGATTTCGCAGGGCACCGGCGGCTATCAGTATTCGGCTGGCAACCGCACCGAACCGTTGATGCTTGCGCAGGGCGCTCCGGCTGCTCTGACGGGCGCTACTGTTACGGTTACGGCGGCCAATCTGGCGGCTGGTATCGTTACGATGGATTCCGGCGGCACGGATGCGGGCACCTACACGTTCCCGACGGGCGCGTTGATCGACGCCGCTTTCTCGAGCGTTGCGGTCAATACCGCTTTTGACGTTGTTTTTATCAACATTGGCGACAATGCTGCTAACGACGTGACGTTCGGCGCGGGCACCGGCAACAGCATCGTCGGCAGCGCGGTGGTCATTGATGGCGCGACCACGCCGTCTTCGGCTATCTTCCGTTTCCGTAAAACGGGTACGGCAGCGTATTCGATCTATCGCATCGCGTAACCATAGGAGAAGGCAATGCCTAACACTAAAGCTGTCGGTGTTGCCTTCTCTGATCCCGAACTCGTTGCTGGCACGACCATCACGGGTGCGACGATCAGTGGAGGCACTATCTCAGGCGCTACTTCGGTCAGCGCGAGCGACATCACGACGACCGGCGGGCTGTATCTGAAATCGGCTACAGTCGCGGCGGCGGGCACTAATCAGGCGACGGCCGCGGCTGTTTCTGATGGTTTCACGCTTGTCTCGGGGGCGGACGGCACCAAGGGTGTTGTTTTGCCGGCAGCTATTGCTGGCCGCACAGTCATCCTTAAAAATAATACTGCCGCAGTTCTAAAAGTTTGGCCGGCTTCAGGCGATGGCATTAACGCCATCACCGTCGATTCAAACTTTACGATGACTAATCTTACGGCTTGTATGTACGTCGCATACGATTCGACTACTTGGTATTCTATCCCATTGGTCGCGTCTTAAGCTAATCCTACGGGCGGGCTACGGCCCGCCTGGCCCTTTCCATAGGTGAAAAATGGCCCTGATTTATTTGCGTCATGCGCGTCATGGCGTTAAGATCGCTACGCTAGAAATGGAAGCCGAAGCCGACGAAGAAAACGGCTGGGAAAGGTTCGATCCGAATGACGACAACGGCGGGCGATCAGATCAACGGAGCCCTGAGACTTCTGGGCGTCCTCGCAGAAGGCGAAACGCCTTCAGCCGAGACGGCGCAGGACGCGCTGACGGCGTTGAATCAGATGATCGATTCGTGGATTACTGAGCGGCTGTCTGTATTTGCCACGCAGGATCAGATGTTCACATGGCCGTCTGGCGTCCGTGAATTGGCAATCGGCCCTACGGGCGACGTTATGTTAACGAATGCGGTGCTTTCCACTCAAACCGAAGTCCCGCTTACTACTCAAAACTCTATAGAAATTCTTGCCACTATTTTGGGCGGCCGCCCTATTTTGGTGGATGACTCTACCTATTTCCGCGACCCGCAGACTAATGTGTCCTACGGGCTAAAGTTAATCAATCAACAGCAATATAATGGTATTGCGGTTAAAACCGTCACCAGCACATACCCGCAGGTTATGTGGGTGAATATGTCTTTTCCCAACATGACCATGACGGTGTATCCCGTCCCGCTTAGATCTCTCGAGTTTCACCTTATATCCGTCTCGCCGCTCAGCGCGCCGGCTACTTTGGCGACGCCGCTATCTTTTCCGCCGGGCTATCTGCGGGCGTTCCGCTATAATTTGGCTTGCGAAATGGCCCCAGAATTTGGTGTCGAGCCATCGGCGCAGGTCCAGCGGATTGCGATGTATAGCAAGAGAAACCTCAAGAGAATCAACAACCCAGACGACATCATGGCGCTGCCCTACAGCATCGTGGGAACACGTCAGCGCTATAACATCTACGCGGGGAATTACTAATGACTACCATTAAGATCGCTGACCTGCCGGTCGCTACTAGTGTCGCTGACATTGCCGTCCTTCCTGTTGTTCAAGGCGACATCACGCAGCAGGCAACCAAAGCTACATTTCTTACTGGCGTAACACTTACGAATCCAAATATAGGAACGCCGTCAGCGGGCACGCTTACTAACTGTGTTGGATTGCCTATCGACGGCGGGACTTTTGGCACGCTTCCGGTTAACCGAGGGGGTACCGGAGTCACGTCATTAGGCGCAAACGTAGTCACTTTTTTGCAGACGCCTACTTCAGCTAATTTAGCTGCGGCGCTTACTGACGAAACAGGTTCAGGCAGTGCTGTTTTTGCCACGTCGCCGACACTTGTGACGCCAGTGCTTGGCGTAGCGACAGCTACCAGCGTCAATAAAGTGGCCATAACCGCACCTGCTACTTCCGCCACACTTACTATTGCCAACGGTAAAACTTTCACAGCCAACAATTCTCTCACGCTGGCGGGCGTGGACGCCAAGACGCTGACGGTCAACAATTCTCTCACGCTGGCGGGCGTGGACGCCAAGACGCTGACGGTCAACAATTCTCTCACGCTGGCGGGCGTGGACGCCAAGACGCTAACCGTCAACAACTCGCTGACGTTGGCGGGCACCGACGCGACTGTTATGACGTTTCCGACCACGAGCGCGACGATCGCGCGGACGGACGCGGCGCAGACTTTTACCGGCGATCAAACTTATTCTGGATCGCAGATTGTTGCCGGTCTAAGAGCTAGTAGTGCTGCTGCTCCTACCATTGCCAGTGCGGCTACTATTGCTCCGACCACGCAGATTGTTTTTATTAGCGGCACGGCAGCTATTGATACGATTACGCCGCCGTCTCCTATATCCCTTGGTGGCGGTCAGATCACGCTAATTCCCACGGGTCTATTTACCACGACTACCGCCGGCAATATCGCTCTGGCGTCTACGGCCGTCGTTAGCCGGGCGTTAGTGATGACCTATGACGTTACCACCACTAAATGGTATCCGAGCTACTAAATGAAAACGCCGATCTTAGGCTCATCTTATGTTACCCGCAGCATTAACGCTGCGAACAGCCGTATGGTGAATTTATATCCTGAAATTGTGCCTGAAGGGGGTAAGGAGCCCGCATATCTTATGCGCGCTCCCGGTCTGCGGCTGTTGCAAACTCTAGGTAGTGGGCCTATCAGAGGTCTCTGGACCTACAATGGGTATGGGTTTGCCGTTTCCGGCGATAAACTATACCGCATAGATTCATCGTGGAACGTGGCCATCAAAGGGACGGTGTCTGGAACCGGCCCTGTCAGCATGGTCGATAACGGAACGCAGCTATTCATTGCCTGTAATGGTCCGAGCTATATCTACAATTTGACCACAGATGCTTTTGCGCAGATAACAGACGCCGATTTTCCGGGCGCGGTTACGGTCGGCTATCTGGACGGCTATTTTGTCTTCACTGAGCCAAACAGCCAAAGATTCTGGGTCACATCCTTGTTGGATGGTCTTTCGGTAGATCCTCTGGATTTTGCTAGCGCTGAAGGATCCCCGGATGGGCTCATATCTCTTATTGTGGATCACCGCGAGGTTTGGCTCTTCGGCACCAATTCAGTCGAGGTCTGGTATAACGCCGGGCTACAAGATTTTCCGCTGGCGCGTATTCAGGGCGCGTTCAACGAGTTGGGCTGCGCTGCGACATATTCTGTCGCGAAGCTGGACAATGGGCTTTTTTGGTTAGGCGCGGACGCGCGCGGTAAAGGCGTTGTCTATAGATCGGATGGCTACACGGGCAAACGCGTCAGCACGCACGCCGTTGAGTGGCATATTCAGCAGTATTCCGATATATCGGACGCAATAGGGTATACATATCAGCAAGATGGGCACGCTTTTTATGTTTTGATATTCCCTACAGCTAACACAACATGGGTATATGATGTGGCTACCGGCACATGGCATGAGCGCGCCGGATGGGAGTATGAACAATTCACGCGCCACCGTAGTAATTGTCAGATGGCATTTAATGGCGAGATTGTTGTCGGGGATTATCAAAACGGCAATATCTACGCTTTTGACATGGAAGATTACACGGACAACGGAAACGTACAAAAGTGGCTTCGTCGTTGGCGCGCGCTTCCAATGGGGCAGAATGATCTCAAGCGCACAACCCAACATAGTCTACAACTCGATTGTGAAACTGGTGTCGGATTAGACGGATATGATTATGACACCGTTATTGTAGACTTGTTGGCTGCTGAATCAGGCCCTTTGATAACCACTGAATCTGGCGACAATATTCTTTTAGAAATTAATGTTACGGTTGGCGCTAATCCACAGGTTATGCTTCGTTGGTCTGACGACGGCGGCCATACATGGTCCAGCGAGCATTGGAAGTCTATGGGTAAAATAGGCCGTTATGGGTTTAGAACTATTTGGCGACGGTTAGGTATGACCATGAAAATCCGCGACCGGGTATATGAAGTATCAGGAACGGACCCAGTCAAAATCGCCATCATGGGCGCGGAACTTATTCTGAGTAATACGAATGCCTAGCCCAGTAAATATTACTCAGATACCGGCTCTGCGGGTTCCCATTATTGACCCCAGAACAGGGTTGATCTCGCGCGAATGGTATTTGTTTTTCTTTAGCCTGTTCAATCTGGCCGGCGCAGGCAGCAACCCCATATCGCTGACAGATTTGCAGGTCGGTCCGGCCGATTCTATCCTGTCGACACAACAAACTCTCATCGATTCAGCTCTTCAGGCACTCAGCGTAACGCCGGATGAACCGGGCTGGTCGTCCGCGCAAGCATCTGTTGAGAACGCTCTTCAAGCTCTTAACGTAACGCCGGGCGACCCAAATTGGTCCTCGGCGCAGGCCTCTGTTGAGAATGCTCTTCAGGGTTTCGGCGTTGCGCCTACCGACGCCGAATGGATGGCGCAGCAACTGTCTGTATTCAATGGACTTGACGCCCTTGCCGTAGCTCCTGCCTATACGCCGCAAGTTCCTGACATGCGCTATGGCGTGTTCTCTGACACGACCACACAGACTGCGGCTGCGATAAATACGGCGTATGCGGTCACGTTTAATACGACCGATATTTCCAATGGCGTCTACATAGGTGCAACAACATCGCAAGTGTTTGTAGACAGACTCGGTATATACAACTTTCAGTTTTCGGCTCAGCTAGATAAGGCCGGCGCGGCCGCGCGCGATGTTTATATTTGGGCGGACATTAACGGCACGACGCAGCCAAATACAGGCACCAAGATTACTCTTGTCGGCAATAATGCTGCGGCCGTAGCGGCATGGAACTTTGTGTTTCGGCTTAACGCAGGTGACTATTTTAGGCTTATGTGGTCTACTAACGACACGGCATGTCAAATATCAGCCGCCGCTGCGGCGGCTCCTGTCCCCGCTATCCCGTCTGTCATTCTGACCGTGACCGATAACATAGGAATTACACGCTAATGGCTAGTCTTGGCCCCGCCCCTAAAGCGCAATTTTTGGACGCAAATGGTCAGCCTCTTGTTGGCGGCAAAGTCTACACTTATGTCGCCGGGACGACAACGCCGTTGGCGACGTATACGTCTTCGTCTGCGTCTTCGGCTAACCCCAACCCCATAATTCTGGACGGCCGGGGCGAATGCAATATCTGGTTTTCGCCTGCGTCAGCCTACAAGATCAAATTGACGGATTCGAACGACGTAGAGATATATGTCGTTGATAATATTACTAGCGCCGGGTATGTTTCTGGCGGGTCCATAATCAATAGTTCTATTGTCAACGGAACTATGTCTGGCTCGGCACTGTCTGGCGTAACTATAGCCAACAGCAGCATAAATAGCAGCAGCATAAATAGCAGCAGCATAAACAACACTGTTATCG